TAATACAAGAATTGTTCCGCATGAGTGTGCCCATACAAGAATTTAGTCCATCACGGGGTAATGATAAGCACGTGCGTGTTAATGCTGTGGCAGATATGTTTGCAAGTGGTAAAGTCTGGGCTCCTGACACGCGCTGGGCAAGAGAAGTCATTGAAGAGGTTGCTGCGTTCCCAGTTGGAGAGCATGATGACTACGTGGATACGATGACACAAGCGCTGTTGCGGTTTCGGCAGGGGGGTTTCATACCGCTGCCAAGCGATGAACAAGATGACATTCGTTATTTCCGTGGGTTTCGCGGGCAAAAACGCGGCTACTACTTAAGTTAGGACAGATCATGGCTATTGATAAAAGTTTATACGGCGCACCTGAAGGTGTTGAAGCCTTGGCGATGGACGAGGCGCCTATTGAGATTGAAATCGTTAATCCTGAAGGTGTTTCTATTGGGATTGATGGGGTTGAGATTGACCTGATGCCTGAAGATGAAAACGAAGAAGAGGGGTTTGACTCCAACCTTGCCGAGCACATGACCGAAGCCGAACTGCAAAAGATTGCAGGCGACATTATGGAATTGATTGAGGCTGATATTAATAGCCGTAAGGATTGGGCTGATACCTACGTTAAGGGCTTGGATGTACTGGGTTTGCGCTATGACGAGGTAACTGAGCCTTGGGATGGTGCGTGTGGGGTGTTTTCTACGCTTCTTACAGAAGCTGCGATTCGCTTCCAAAGTGAATCAATCATGGAGACATTCCCGGCAAGTGGGCCTGTAAAAACAAGCATTATTGGTCAGTTTACGCCTAAGATTGAAGAAGCAGGTAAACGGGTTCAGGCTGATATGAACTATCAGCTAACAGACAAAATGCCTGAGTATCGCTCAGAGCATGAACGTGCGCTGTGGGGTGTGGCACTAGCTGGTTCGTCATTTAAGAAAATCTATTACGATCCGTCGTTGGAACGTCAGGTTTCATTTTATGTGCCCGCCGAGGATGTCATCCTCCCATATGGTGTAACAAACATTAGACGTACAGACCGCCTTACGCATGTGATGCGTAAGACTAAAAATGATGTTAAGAAGTTACAGGTTAGTGGGTTCTACCGCGATGTTGATTTAGGCGAACCATACGCTACACAGACTGATATTGAGAAAGCTAAGGCTCAGAAAGAAGGTATTGAGCAGACTAAAGATGAGCGGTATCAGATATGCGAGGTGCATATCGAGTATGACTTGCCGGGGTATGAGGAAGAACTGCCACTGCCCTACGTCATAACCATCGACAAAAACACCAATAAAGTCTTAGCCATCCGCAGAAATTACAAAGAAGACGACCCTCAGAAACGCGCACGGCAGCACTTTGTACACTATATGTACATCCCAGGTTTTGGGGCTTATGGCTTTGGGTTGATTCATATTATCGGTGGCTACGCCACAGCAGGCACTATGCTGATTCGTCAGTTGGTGGATGCAGGATCATTATCAAACCTCCCCGGTGGGTTGAAGTCTAGAGGACTTAGGATCAAGGGTGATGACACCCCGATTGCTCCGGGTGAATGGCGTGATGTGGATGTGCCGGGGGGAGCGATCAGAGACAACATACTGCCGCTGCCTTATAAAGAGCCAAGCCAAGTTCTTCTTGCCTTATTAAACCAAATCACTGAAGAAGCGCGGCGGCTTAGTGGTATGGCTGATATGAAGATCAGCGATATGTCGAGTCAGGCTCCGGTGGGCACCACGCTTGCTCTCTTAGAGCGACAGCTAAAAACAATGGGTGCAGTGCAGGCTCGCATCCATGCAGCGATGAAAGAAGAGTTCAAGCTGCTCAAAGAAATTATCAGGGAATACACCTCACCTGATTACAGCTACGTGCCACAAGATGGCACACCGCAGGTTAAGGCTGAAGACTATGACATTGTGGAAGTTATCCCGGTGTCTGATCCCAATGCCTCGACAATGGCTCAGCGAGTTGTGCAGTATCAAGCTGCGTTGCAGCTAGCCCAAGGAGCGCCGCAACTTTACGACTTGCCCCGCCTTCACAGACAGATGCTCGACGTTTTAGGCATTCCTAACGCTGACAAACTTGTACCGTTACCTGATGATCAAACACCTAGAGATCCTATCAGTGAGAATATGAATGCACTAAAAGGTACGCCTCTAAAAGCATTTATTTATCAGGATCACGATGCTCATATACAAGCGCATATGAATTTTATGCAAGACCCGATGATCGCCGCGCAAATTGGGCAAAATCCAATGGCACAAGCTATTCAAGGCGCGATGATGGCGCATATTGCAGAGCATTTAGGGTTTGCCTACCGCAAGCAGATTGAAGAACGTGTGGGCGTCCCGCTGCCGCCACCAGATAAACCACTGCCTGAAGATGTTGAGTTGGAGATGTCCCGCTTTATTGCTCAAGCTTCGCAACAGTTATTGCAGATCCACCAAGCTCAAGCTGCGCAACAACAAGCCCAGCAGCAAGCGCAAGACCCGCTGGTACAGATGCAGCAACAAGAGTTGCAGATTAAACAGGCAGAAGTTCAACGTAAATCTCAGAAAGACGCTATTGATGCACAAATTCAACAGGAGCGTTTAAATATCGAGCGTGAACGTATACAAACACAACTGGTGAAAGATGGACTCGATATTGCAGAAAAAACAAGACGTCGACCCTGATGATTTGCGGAAAAAAGGCTACGTTTTAGTGGATAAAACCATTAGAGATGCGCGGTATGGTGTATGCAAAGTGTGCCCTGAGTTACGAAATATAGTTAAAACTTGCAAGCAATGCGGGTGTTTTATGCCTGCTAAAACGTGGTTAAAGAGCGCTAGTTGTCCTAACTATTGGTGGTGATATGTCTTACGAGAAACAGATGCTTGACCATTTATTTAACAGACTTAAAGAACGCGAAAAGGAAGTAAGTGATTCTATAGCTGAAGGTGGCTGTAAAGACTTTGCTGAATATAAGAATTTGTGTGGCGTAATCCAAGGTCTACGCCGTGCAAGGATGGAAGTACAAGACCTTGTGCAACGTTATGAGGAATTTGAAAATGACTGAAGTAGCAGATGCAGTAATCGAAGAAGTTAAAGAACGAGCAAAGCAGTTACCAATCGTTAAGGGGTATAAGATCCTTTGCACCTTACCCAACATCGAAAACAAGTTTGATAGCGGGATTATTAAGGCTGATACGACGGTCAAATATGAAGAGTTACTAAGTAACGTGCTCTTTGTCGTAGCACTAGGTGATATGGCCTATGCCGACCAGAATCGCTTTCCTACGGGGCCGTGGTGCAAACCGGGGGACTTCATTATTACCCGTGCTAATACTGGCACCCGCATCAAGATTCACGACCGTGAATTTCGGATTATTAATGACGATTCTGTCGAAGCGGTGGTCGAAGATCCCCGTGGTATCCAACGTGCGTGAGGTGATATATGGATAAAACTGAATTTAAGTTCCCTGACGAGAAAGAACCGGAAGCCAAACAGGAAACTAAAAGTGACGATGGGTTTGAGTTTGACATCGAAGTTGTTGATGATACACCTGAACAAGATCAAAATCGTCCCCCTCTCAATGAACCTGTCAATGAAGTAACTGACGAAGAGCTTACTAAATACGATGAAAGTGTTCAGAAGCGAATCAAAAAGATTACGCATGGTTATCACGATGAGCGTCGTGCTAAAGAAGCAGCCTTGCGGGAACGTGAAGAAGCGCTAAAGTTTGCTCAGCAAATTATCGAGGAAAATAAACGTCTCAAAGGTTCTGTACAGCAAAATACTACTGCCCTAGTAGAACAAGCTAAACATGCAGCAAGTTTAGAACTTGAACAAGCTAAAAAAGCGTATAAAGATGCTTACGAATCGTTTGATGCTGATCAAGTTGTTGCAGCGCAAGAGGCATTAACTGCGGCTAAAATAAAAGTCGAGCGTTTAGCAAATTATAGGCCTCCTGCTGTTAAAGAAGAGCCTACTTTACAAGCGCCGCAAAATAATGTACAAATTAATCCTGAATCCGCTCCAGCGCCCTCAGACCCCAAAGCACTTGCATGGCAGGAAAAAAATCAGTGGTTTGGGCAAGATGAGGAGATGACCAGCTTTGCGCTAGGGCTGCACCAAAAATTGGTCAGAGAAGGCGTAGATACTCGGAGTGATGAGTATTACAACCGCTTGAATAAGCGTTTACGTCAGGTATTCCCCGAAAACTTTTCTGATGCTTCAGAGAAATCAGAGGAAAAACCTAAACGGACGAGCAGTAATGTTGTAGCCCCAGCTAGCAGAAACGTTGCCCCCAAAAAAATCACGTTGACGCAAACTCAGGTTGCACTAGCTAAGAAGTTACGTATTCCTCTTGAACTGTATGCCCGAAAAGTGGCGGAAGGTATGACACAAAATGGCTGAAAGTAAACAAACTGAAACCCGCGCAAACCGCGAAACAGAAACCCGCGCTAAAGTTGAGCGTCCTCGCACTTGGGCACCGCCCACGTTGCTGCCTGACCCTGATCCTGAAGCTGGCTATAAATTTCGTTGGGTCCGTGTTAGTACGATGGGTCAAAATGATCCACGTAATGTGTCATCAAAACTCCGCGAAGGTTGGGAGCCTGTTAGAGCAGCAGATCATCCAGAAATTTCAATGTATCTAGATAATGACAATGAGCGTTATAAAGACAACATTGTGGTTGGCGGATTAATGCTGTGTAAAACCCCAACAGAAATGGTTGACCAGCGCAACGACTTTTACCAAAAGCAAGCCGATGCGCAAATGCGTTCTGTTGACAGTAACTTCATGCGCGAGAATGATCCACGGATGCCTCTGTTTGCAGAGCGTAAATCTACGGTTTCATTTGGGCGCGGTAATCAACAATCTAAGGAGTAATTCCAAATGGCTTACCCGACTATCGACAAGCCCTATGGCTTGAAGCCGATCAATTTGATCGGTGGTCAGGTCTTTGCCGGAGCAACTCGTCAGCGTCGTATCGCATCCGGTGCTTCTAGCATTGGTTTCGGTGACCCCGTCATTTTTGTTAACGACGGCACCGTTGCGGTTTCGACTTCAACGACAACTGCACCTGCAACAGGCTTTGCTGGCGTCTTTCTAGGATGTCAGTTTGTTTCTTCTGTAACCGGCCAACCGACCTTCTCACAGGCATGGATCAGCGGTACTTCGGTAAAGGCTAACACCTTTATCACCGCCTTTGTTTGTGAAGATCCAGATCAGTTGTTCCAAGTCGCTGTAGTTTCTGGCACGACGGTTGTTTCGACAACCACAGGCTTGACCTACACCAATATCAACAACAATGTGGCATTAGTAGCTAATACACTTAATACCGTTAGCTACGATTCTCAACAGGCAATTTTGTTGAGTTCTGCTGCGGTAACCGATACGTTACCAATTCGTATCGTTGATTTGGTGCCGGATACGGCGTTTACCTATAGTGGCACTGTTTACTATCCTGAAGCTATCGTTAAGTTCAATATGCCGAACATTAGCGGTTCTACCTTCTTGGGTGGTCATGCCTACTACAACCCAACCGGTCTGTAAGGGGAAATTTAAATGGCTATTTCACGCGCACAACTATTGAAAGAGCTGCTCCCCGGCCTGAACGCCCTGTTCGGTTTGGAGTATGCAAAGTATGGCGAAGAGCATAAAGAGATTTACGAAACTGAATCTTCCGAACGCTCGTTTGAAGAGGAAACCAAGCTGTCAGGCTTTACTGCCGCCCCAGTCAAAAACGAAGGCGCAGCAATTGCTTACGACAACGCGCAGGAAGCTTGGACCGCACGTTATACGCACGAGACCATTGCTTATGGTTTTTCAATCACTGAAGAAGCGATTGAAGATAACTTGTATGACTCTTTGTCTGCTCGTTACACCAAAGCACTTGCACGGTCGATGGCTTATACCA